CACATTAGCTTTAGCAAAAATATCTAAATTTTTTGTTATTCTATCCTTAGTAGCTTTAGATACACCTGTAAATACTGCTTTACCAGCTTTTAATAAAGCAGGTCCTCCTACTTCTGATAATCCTCCTAAACCAAAATCATAAGCTCTTTTAATACCATATTCTTTTGGTGTTCTTACTATTTCTCCACCACCTAACTGAAAAGCTCTATCTGATGCTTCTTCTGCTGCTAATACACCTAATCCTGCTCCTGCAAACATTTTATATGGGTTTGGTGCACCTTTAATAGCTCCCCCTATACTTGCAACAGTAGCAGCTGCTGGTCGTGGTAAAAAAGCATTAATATCTCCTATATCAAATCCTGGTTTATTAAAATAAGAATATTGTCCTGTGTCTTTATCTTGTATTACAAAATTATCTCCTTGTCCAAATTGTTTAGTTGACACAGCTTCTGGATATAATTTTTTAATAGTAGCTTCTTTTGATGCTTCATTGGGTGCTAATCCTATAAAAGACCTTTCTGCTGTAGATGCTCCCATTGTATCTATATTAGTATTTTGTATTTCATTTAAAGAAAAACCTGAATTTTTTATTAATTTTTCTATAACTTCATCTTTCATAGCATTAGGAAATTCATCATCTTCTATGATTTGTTTTATTTTTAATTTAGTTTTTATTATTTCTGACATATTTAATACTATGGTTTAATATTATATTTTTGATATAAATTTTTTATTTGCTTATCTAAATTTATATTTATAGAATTAGGTCTACTTTGATATATAAGAGATATATTAGGGTTATAACTACTATAATAAGCATTTATTTCTCTATTCATTAAATCTCTTAAATTTTTAAGACCTTGTCTTAGGTAATTTTCATTTGCAGCAAATGTAGGCATTTCTTCTTTAAATCTTTCTAATTCTTGTTGCACTACTGCTGCACCACTTCTTTCTTTTAAAGTAATATTTTTTATAGATGCTACTAAAGCTCTTAATCTTCTGCCATCTTCTCCTATAGATATAGAAGGTTTTAAACTACCAAATTTTCCAAAACCAGGAATATCTCTAGGATATTTTTTAAGGATGGTTTCTATTTTATTAAGCAATTCAAAAGAATTAGTTAAACCACTACTTGCTATATCTTTTCCTAATTTATTTACTTGTGATTCTATAGCATTTGCTTGTAATAAATTAGTTTTTTTAATTACATTTAATCCATCTTGAGTTTTTATTGTTGATAAATCTATAGCATCTCCTTGACCTGTAAAAGATTTATAGATAGAATCTAATTCATTTATTTGTACTCCAGCATTTGGTCCTGATGTAATTACTTTTATTATATCTCCAGAAAAACTACCTACCATAGCATTTACTAATTCTTCATCAGGTTTAACACCTTTATTTTTTAAATATTTTAAAACAGCTGCTCTTCTATAATTTTTATCTACTTCTCCCTTAGTACTACTTTGTTTAATTAAGTTATATTTACTACCTGTCATTTCTGTCATTACTTCAGTAATTGGGTCACTAAACATTAAAGTAATTTCTCCATCATCTGATACTCTAGTAGCTATTTGAGTATCAAAAATATTTCCTTCATTATCTGTTATTTTAGTTTGTGTTACATTTTGAAATTTATATTTTTTATTTTCTTTTTCTTTTTCTGCTTGTAAGTAATTATATACTTCTAGTGGACTTCTACCAGAAGCTGAAGCTAACTCAAATAAATCTGCTGCTTTTATATCTTTTACATTTTGTTTACCTGTTATAAAGTTCGCAGCTTTTTCTAAGAAATTATCTGCTTTAGGTGTTCCTGCTATATCTACTGTTGCAGGAGTAAATACATCTTGTGTTCCTGTATATAAAAATCTTTCATTTTCTGGTATTTGGTCTAATGTTATCGGCAGTTTTCTTGTTTCTACTGTAGCTGGTTGTGTAGCTGTTTCAGGTATATCAACAAATTCTTCTCTTTGCCTAATAGGAGTTACAAAACCTTTTACTCCAGACATATCTTGTTTTAATGCACTAGCTAAATTAGATTCTGTTAATGGTACATCTGCACTTTGTGTAGCTTCAAAGAATTGTCCAGTAGGACTTACTATTTTACCATCAACTTGTCTGTTAATTAATGCTTGGGTTAATTTAGTATCTGCTATATTAGATTGTTCTTGTTTTAACTGTGCAGCTTGTAAGGCATTTCTTGACCTAATACCACCTAATACTTGTGCTGTTAATGTACCAATAGGAAAATTACCTCCATATGCTTCTGCTGCATACATACTAGGAGAACCTATAGCACTAGCTTGAGCTGCTTCTCTTTGAGCTTTTTCTAATAACTGTTGTATTAATGGGTCTTGTTGCCTTTGTGGAAATACTCTTGTTACTGCCATATTACACTCTTTCCATGTTTACATCTAATTGGCTATAATCTACCATCATGTGTCCGAAGATATTTTCAGATACTGCTGATGGTTTTACTTTTTTAATTTCTTGTGCCATTACACCAATATACTTTTGTGGAGACCAATTATACTCAAACTCATAAACATTTAATCCAGATTTAGATTTAGATTTGTATTTAATGTTTTTCTTTAATCTTTTATCTGATGATGCTGCTTGTCCTAATGCTGCCATTCTTGCTCCGTATGCACCAACCTGACCTCTATAAGTTCCTTGGTCAAATTGTCCTTGTGCTTGAGCTCCTGCAAAAATTGGTGGTGGAGCAACACTAACTGCTGGTACATCTAATCCTGTTGTAGCTATTGCAGGAGGAGGAGCTGCTTGTCCTGATAAAGTAGCAATTTCACTAAGTGGTTGACTTCTACTTAGTAAGTAATCACTTAATTGTCTATCTCTAATTCTTTCTTGTTCTCCTACTAATCCTTGTCCTTCGCCTAATTGATAACTACGCAAACCTGTAGCTCTTTGTAATTGAGCATCAGCAAGTGCTTGACCTTCTCTAATAGATTCACTAGCTAAACCTCTTAATGTATCTTGGTGGCTCATTCTAAGCTCTGCAAGTGCGTTATTATGTGCAACTGTACCTTCTGGTATACCTGCGTTAATTAATCTTGTTTGTAGGTCTATAACTTCTTGTTGTTGTTGAGGTTGTATTCTTGATAATGCTCTGTTATAATAATCGCCTTCAACTCTTTGTGCGTAAGTGTTTATATCTTCCATTGTAGGTAACGCAGTCAAACCACTTCTGTCTATAAGACCTGGTTGTGCTGATAATCCAGATAATGAAAATGTTTCTTGTGGTAATCCTGATAAATAGTTTCCTGCTGTATCTAAATACTTATCGGTAATACCAACTTGTTTTACTCTTTGTGCTTCGTATTCAGGAGCTAAACTAAAAGTTTGTGCAAATCTATCATTACCTAAATCTGTTACTAATGTTTGGTCATAAGGAGAAAATACATCAGGTCGGTTCATTCTACCTTCTACTCTTGCAGTTTCTACATTAGCTGCTCCTTGAGCCTGTGCTGCACCTGCATAATCTGGTGATGGTGGTGGCTTTGGAGATTTAAATATATCTGTTATAAAACTCATGTTACTTCCTTCCTCAATAAGACTGCTTGTTTCTTATATCCTTTTAATGCTTTTTCCCAACCCATTCTTCCTAAAATGTCAATATAATTTATTTTATTGTTTTTTGCAAACCTTTCTATCTTTTCCACTATTTTTTTTACTTCCTCCATTTTTCCTCCACCTAATCCTATTCTTATACTATTTTCATTTTGAGATATAATACAAGCAGAATCTTTATGTGTAAATAATTTATAATATCCTTTTTGTAAACTTTCTTCTATTTCTTTTCTTGTTAAACCTTCCCCAATAGTTGTAGCTGGTTCTAACAGTTTCCATATTTTGTCTGTAAGCATCATAAACCTACTCCTTTTTCATAATAAATATCTACACTATGCCATTTAATACTTTGTGCTTGTGTACTTGTTTTAATTCTTATTGCTGCGTTCCAACCTATATCGGCAACACTTCTCCATACTAATTGAGAAGATATAGTTCCTGCCCATAATCCTACATCCCATTCAGTATTATCCCATTCAGAACCTGTAGTAGTTGCACTAGATGGTGTATAAGTAGATGTGCCATCATTAAAGTCTACATCAAATCCTATACTAACTGGTAATTGTGCATCTGATGATACAATAGGTCTTATAGCTGTAAATCTTTTTGATGTACCTCTGCCACCATAATAAACAAATGCTGTTTTTGCACTTCCTTGTATTTGTACTCCTGCATCACTAAATCCACTATCTGCTTTATATACTTTAGTATTGCCTCCAAAATATAAATCACCATTTAATAAACCCCAACAATACGCATCTTGCCCTGTAAATCTACCCCATGCACCTGTAGATAAGTTTACTACAAATTGCACAAACTCACCTGATACTCCATTAGGTATATTAAATAAACCAAACTGTCCTTTAGGATAGATTAATGCTTCCCAACCAAAAGTAGATTTAAAGTTAGTTACTGCTGTTATAATACTTCCACTTATTTTGTCTGATATTGCTTTAGAATAATTCGATTCATTTTCTGCATACATTTGTGTTAATGGCACAAAACCAGATTCTGTAATAACAATTAACTCTGGCCCTACATTTACAATACATCTTTTACCTATAGGTCTTGCTATTTTAAATACACCAACTAATGCCCACTTATTAGCATCACTTGGGTCTGTTCCTTGATATACAGCCACTTCACCTTCTGATGTTATAAATGCTATGTAATCATCTGAGCCAGAACCACCATCTCTTGTTAAGCTACCAGCTGCTACTAATTTACCACCAAAGTTAAATACACTTCCTAATGGAAATGTAGATACTGTTCCTGCTACTGCATTTATAGGTAAATAACCAAAACTTAAACTATCATTTATTATAAAAAATAATCGTTCTTTAAATACTGTTACATTGTTTATTGTAGAGCCTGTTACTCCACTTAAGGTAGGAGTTGCCCACGCACTACCATTATAATGTCTTGGAGCATCAGCACCATTTACTATAAATAAAAATGAACCTCCTGATGTTGTAAAGTTTACAGATTCCCATTTAGCATTACTAAGTCCAGTTAAAACTGGAGAATTAGAAGCACTTGCCCAACTAGATGTATCCCATGATGCAGTATCCCATGATGCTCCTATAGCACCAGCAGATGTAACGTCATAAATTTCTCCACTACTAGCAGCAAAAAGTTTATTAGCACTAGGAGATTGATATGTTAATAAACTTTGTACTGTGCTAGGTAAACCAGTTACATGGTTTATATAACCTTTTCTTAAACTAACATCTGTAGAACCAGGAAAGAAATTATCTAATCGAATAGCATCAGTTTGTGGCATCAAGTCCACAGCATCTCTTGTGTTTAATCCACCAATAGGTGCTGATTGTGATGTACTTTCTCCTGTAGGATTAAATACCATTACTTTTTACCTTTATACCCTGAAGCATAGATTGCTCTAGCTTGTTTATTAGCCTTTGTTTTATTTTTATATACTTTTCCTTTTGTTCCAAACCTATAACCACCCTTTACTTTTTTAACAGGCACTACCTAATTCCTAACATTTTTGCTAATACATCTAATGGTAATTCTTTTAACCTATTTACTAATATATTTTTACTTTTAAGAGGGTCTGAAATTATATCTACACCACTTGGTAAAGGCATACTATCTTGAGACATACCCATATTATTTAGTTCATCTCTAAATGGATTTGTTCCTACTTCAGGAACTGTACTTATACCCATGTCTTTTTGCTCATATCCAAAACCACCACCAACATTATTAGAATTCATATTAGGTTGTGCAGGTTGTTGTGTTATACCCATAGCTCTACTTAATACAGTTCCTTCTGGGTTATAATCACTATCAATTAAACTTCTAGTTGCATCTTGAAAAGAACCAAACTCAGGTCTATCACCTAAAAATTTATCTAACATATCTTCTCTTAAAGATTTTCTTCTAAGCTCGTTAGCTAGTCTTTGTTTTTCTTCTTCGTTCATAACTCACCTTTATAATTAAAGTGAAAAGTTACCTTCTGGTTCGTTAACAGGTAGATATAATCTGTTTGGTCCTGCCATACGAATGATTTGCTTCGCACCATCTTTGGATTGCTTTTCTGATAATTTCAATCTGTATTCTTGAAACTGGTTATCATAAGGCAAACCCTTTTGTTTTAAAAATCTCCATATTACACCAAGTGTAATTAAATCTTCGTCTAATACTGTTGTATTTGCATCTGCTGCAAAGCTAGTTGCGTTAGCTGATGAACCAGATGTTATAACCCAGTTTTTACCTATGTATTCAAAAAACACAGATTCTCCTGCTGGGGGAGCTGGGTGAAATAATAACGCATTACCTCTTATTCTAAAGTAATTTGTTATACCACTACTAACACTTGCTTTTAGTCTTTGCCATTGTGCGTTGTTAAGTGGTCCGTAATACTTTCTATCTGTGGTTCTGTTCCACATAGTATCGTTACTAAATCTTAAAAAATCAGAAGCTATGGTACTCATATCTCCTTGCGATTCTGCTGCAAGTGTTGTATGTGCTTCTTCTTTAATTAATGTTTGCCAATCATACCCTGCAACAAGGTTTTTACCTTCTCTATTGGCAGCTGCTAATAATTGTATGTTAGTAGTATCAGTACTACCTACTACAGTAGAAGGAGAGGGTACTCCTATCTCATTAGCTGCATCTTGGCATATGGTTAATAAACTCATTCTTTACCTACTATTAATTGTGGTTTAATATCATGTTCTTTTGCTAAATAATTTCTAGCTTGTTTTCTGCAATCTAATACATCTTTACCTAATCCATGACAAGCACCATCAGATAAGTCTGCTAGTTGTTCTATAGAACTAATACCTTCTAAATCAAAAAATTTTATTTTACTTTTATTAATTGTTTTTAATTTACTTATAGGAGTTGCTTTTGGTATTGGTTTTTTAGTTTTATAATATGCGTTGTATTCAGCAGGAAAAT